CCCAGGCGAGGAGGGGGAGGAGGGCGCGTCTCATGACCGGCCCTCGGCTTTGGCGATGGCGGCGTCAGACAGGCGCTCAGCGTCGCTGATCTTGATGTACCAAGAGGTCGGGCCGAGCTGGACGCCGTTGACGAGGTTGAGCAACCCAGCCGCGCGCAGGACGCGCCATGTCTCAGTCAGGGCCTCAAGCAGATCAGGCGCGGCCGAGGCTAGGCGAGCGTTAGCCCAATGAGTTGCCTCTTCTTCGGGCTTCGGGTTGCTGATGGTGTAGATCGTCCAGCCGATCTCGCTGTTGACCACCTTCGGCTCGCCATAGGTCCACACCTCCCAAGGCCCCGGCGTGTGCTTCACGTCAGCCATCACGCCCGCTCCACCACGTTCAGCCGGTAAGCCTCCGAATGGTGGCTCGGGCTATGGATGAAGCCGTCCGGCGCATGGCCTTCCAGCGTGGCGATGAATCGGCCGCCTACGGTGACGGTCGTCGTCTCCCGCCAGGGGAGCATTCCTCCGATGCAGCCGACGCCATGGACGGCTTGCGCCTCCAGGATCGGCTTGGCGTGGTGTAGTTGGATGGAAGTGGCCGAGGCCATCTGCGTGTTCCCGTGCTGTTGGGAACAAGTTCGCAAAAACCGAACGGCGCGTCAATAGGAAAGTTCGCACTATACGAACCATGGTTTTAGCCGCGTTCGATCTTACGCTAACCGCGCGACAGAATCGGTCGTAGGGAAGGGGACTTAGCCGACCTTGGCGGCGGGCGGCGTGAAGGCGACGGGGCCGGCGAGGCGGGCGGCGCTCTCGCGCATCTCGCGGATCGCGTAGGCGTCGGCCGGCGCCATCAGCAGCTCATAAGGCGCGAGGTGCAGCCAGGCGGCGACCTCGTCAATCAGATCCTGGGTGTATCGCTGCTTGCCGGTGAAGAGGTCGCTGGCCTGGGCCTTGGACCATCCCAGCTTGTTCACCGCGTCCTTCTGGCGCACCCCGAGCCGTTCCGCCCACTCGGCCAGATACCAGTGGTGGGAGAGCTGACGCGGCGGCTTCGACTTACGGCGGGCCATGTTCGGATTATCCGCCGAGGGCGCGGGATAGTCGTTCCGTAAAGACCGAACTTACGACTTGACCTGTCGTTCGGAATGTACGAACTTCAGAGCATGAAGATCGCTACGTTCCGGAAGGATGTGCTGGACGTCTCCCAGGAGGAGTTCGCGCGCCTGGTCGGCCTGAGAAGCAAGAGCCGCGTGAGCGACATCGAGCGGGAGAACCGCTGCTCGCCGCGCGTCGCCCTCGCCATCGAGCGGCTTTCCAACGGAGCCATCAGTGCAGCGGAGATCAGCCCGGCGGTCGCTCTCGTGCGCGAACAGGCCGCCTAGATGCGTCAGGTCTCGGGGGGCAACGAGGCGACGAGCAGCGGGATCATCGCCCGGATCATGTTCGCGGCCTCGTCCTGCGAAGCTTCGATGGCCCGCCGCTGCGCGGCCGGTCGCTGCGGCAGCAGAACCCGCACCGTCTCCTCGCTGGCCGCTATCGACGCCAGCTCCCGAATGAAGCGCTCGCCCCGTTTTCTCGGCATCGTCCTGACGAACGCCGCTGCGCACATGCGCAACGCCGAGAACGTCGCGCTGGGCGCCGATAGAAACTGTACGCTTGACGCTGGTTCCACACCCACGCCTCCCCATAAGCATCCCCTGCTCATGAGCATGCGCGACCTTCGCGCGCGAGGCGAGTGGGTACTTCTCGGCAAGGTTGACGGCCGGAAACCGTCTGCTCTCGGCAACGGTTCCGTAACCCTCGGTAAGTTGGGCGGTTTTGTCGCGCCTCACCCTGCGGTTGTTGCAAACCTGCAATGTCGAGTTGCGATCCGTTCGGGGGCGGCATGACGCCATGACAGCCCCCTCAAGCTTCAATTCGCGCGCATGCCCCGTCGTCTCGATCCACACCGAGACGAGCGCGCGGGCGGGGGCCGGGGTCGATCTCTCCCCCGGTTCCCGCCAACCCACACCGCTCATTGTACCTGAGCGCGGCGCGCCACAGTGCAAACCGCGTCTCTACATCTTCGCACTCGACCAGGGCCTGCAAGCATCGGTCGCGTGCAATCCAAGCGTCAGTTCTGCGTCCCTCCATGTCCGTCCCTCCGACCTGAGGTCTCCAACATGACGGTGACCTACATGGAAGTTGACGGCTCCTTTGGGGAGAAATCCCCCCTATTCCGATTGGATAGGACGCGGGACGGATTGGCCTCCTACTGCGAGGCGAGATGGCCGGTTGGGCGCCGCAAGTCGGTGGCCAAGGAATGGGACCTGAGCGCGGACGAAGCGCGTTCGGTCTGCGAGGGCTCAGCCTCTCAGGCGACCCTCGACAAGGTGTGGCGGCATTCGCGCGGGGGTTGGGCGGTCCTCCTCCCGGTCATGGGGGCCGTGATCGGCCAGCCCATACACGAGTTCTTCCGCCAGCAGATCAAACAGGCCGCGCGGGAGCAGGAACTTGCCCAGGAACACGAACGGCTCGCGAGCGCCGCCTACCGGCGCCTGGCGCGCGGCGCTGATCGCACTGGCGATGACCGGAACACTGCTGCGCCAGCTCGGCAAGCCGGGAATGGCATTGGAACGCTGGGCGCTGAAGCGGCTCGGCATCTGGGAGGGGAATGAATGAGCGCGATTGGGCCTGGGGATTGGGTTGAATGCGTGGAGCGCGAGTCCACATGGGGCGGCCTAGCTGGCGGCTGTGATCGGCTGCGCATTGGGGCGCTCTATCAAGTGCTTGAAGTAAAGCGCGGTCGCTATCCGGGAGTGCTGTTGGCCGAGGTGCGGTCAATTGGCTTCGGTGGCTTGTTCCACCCGAAGCACTTCCGCCCGATCTACCGGCCGAACGCCGACATCATCGAACAACTGAAGCAACCCGCGCCTGAACAGGTGCGCGAGCTCATCACGGCTGACTAACCGCCCACCCCACCCACAAGAGGCGGGGAAGCGGGATCGAGAGAACGGGATTCGAAAGGGGAGGGCGATATGCCTTCAGGAGTCATGGGTGCATCCCGGAGCCAGATCGTAAGCGCTGGCGGCTCAGAGCCTTCTGCGCTGGGCGACCACCTTCACGCCTTGGCACGGCTGGCGCGCGAGTTCCGCGCTGACGCCGACCTGCGGGCGCGGCATCTGTCTTATGGCTACGTCGACGGCGAGATCAGGGATCGGCGCCTCGACGCCTTGGCCGAGTTCGCCGAGGCGACATCTGCAATCTTCAACAGGTTTCGCGGGGAGGCCGAATGATGATCGGCAAGCTCCGCAGGTACGTCATCCGCAAGCGCTTCCAGGCCATGGTCCGCACCTTCGATGAAGCCATCGAGGCCGCCCGCAAGGCCCATCAACCCACCCGTCACCTGATCCAGGCCAAGGCCGACTACGTGCGCGCTAGACTCGCCGGGGAGAAACCCGCGTGAGCGAGCATCCCAAGCCCGTCACCCTGACGCTGCCCTATCCGCCCTCGGCGAACCGCCTCTGGCGAGCCGTGAACGGCCGCAACATCAAGTCCCGCGAGTACCGGGACTGGATGACCGAAGCCTATGCGGCGGTGCTGCAGCAATACACCCGACCGCACCTTCCCGGAGACTACCGGATGACCATCAACGCCGACCGGCCAGACCGTCGCCGCAGGGACCTCGGGAACATCTTGAAAGCTGCCGAGGATGCCCTCGTTCACTGCGGGGTCGTCCAAGACGACAGCATGGCTCAGGGCATCACGCTCGCCTGGTCGGGATCTGAACCCGTCAAGCCCGCGCTGCTGCATATCTCCTTGGAGGCGGCATGAGCGACCTGAGCCTCGGGGCGAACACCGGCGCCGGTAACTTCGCAACCGCCCGGCGCGGCGGCCTGGACGACCATGAGCGCCGGTTGATCGCCGAAAAGGCCGCGAAGGGCGTTCCGCTGAGCGCCATTGCCAAGATGATCGCGAGGCCCGTCGAGGAAGTGCGCCTCGTCGTTGGGAACGTGGCCCCGCGGGAGACATTCACACCGCCCTTGCCGGTCTGGCACCGCAAGGGTCGCGGCCTCAAGGCGATGCCGCGCGCCGCGCAGCTCGTCGTCATGGACGTGGCGGAGCGAAATGCGCTGACGGTGGAAATGCTGCTTAGCGACCGCCGCTATCGGGCCATCACGCACCCGCGTCAGGAGTGCTACGCGCTGCTCTATGCCACGGGCCGCTATTCCCTGCCCCTGATCGCCTCCTGGTTCGGCGTCGATCACACCACGGTCCTCCATGGGAGGAAGGCGTTCAGCAAGCGTCTGGAGAACCCGAAGCCCGACGATCCGGAAAACGAGTCCATGCGCGAGTACTGGCGCTGGCTGAAACAACGCCAGAAGGCCGCCGCATGACCCTGGAGGATCGAGCCAACCTCGCCGGCCAACTGACCAGCCACGCCTCGTTCTACCTCCTGGGCGCCACGGTCACGGAAGACCGCGCCGAGAAGCGTCGGCTGATCGCGCGGGCCTTCCGCTCATGGAGCCTGGCCGCCCGCCACATGAGCCTGCTCGAACGGCTCGCCCCCAACTGCGCCAAGGATGGCTACGACGAAGCCGCCAAGGTCCAGGAGATTGTGGAGAGGCGGGCTGGATGACCTACCGCGAGGAGATCATCGGCGACGCGACGCTGTACCTGGGCGATTGCAGAGACATCCTGCCGACGCTCGGCAAGGTCGATGCCGTGGTGACGGACCCGCCGTATGGGATCGACATTGCCGCCGGCGGGACCATCGGGGCCACTGGTCGTGGTCTGAACAGCAAGGCCAGTACCCGCCGGGCGAAGGACTACGGCGCGGCCGATTGGGACGCGGCCGGGATGTCCGCGGAGCAGTGGGCACTTATCAGCGCCGCCGCGCCCCTCTGGATCGTCTGGGGCGGAAACCACCTCGCCGATGTCATGGGCCGGTCGGCCGGCGTCTTGGTCTGGGACAAGAAATGCCAGAACGGCTGGGACGACACCTTCTCCGAGCTGGAGATCGCGTGGACGAACGCGCTGACCCGCGCCAAGGGCTTCCGCCATCTGTGGGCGGGGGCGATCCGCGCGAGCGAGCACACCGCGAATGTCCGCGAACACCCGACCCAGAAGCCCATCGCTCTGATGGAATGGTGTCTCGGCTTTATGCCAGGGGCGCGCACGATCTTGGACCCCTTCGCCGGTAGCGGCACCACGGGCGTCGCCTGCGTGCATAGCGGTCGTGCCTTCATCGGCTGCGAGATCAGCCCGGCCTACTTCGACATCGCCTGCCGTCGCATTGAGGAAGCCTACCGGCAACCGCGCCTGTTCGATGAGCCCCCGCCCAAGCCCATCCAAGGCTCCATGTTCGGGGATGCGGCGTGAAGTTCGAGTACGACTTTATCCCGGCCTCTGTCCGCGATTGGGAGATGGTCAAGGCTGCGCTTCTCAACGAGACGGGCTGGACCTGTCACTACTGCGAGTGTCGGCTACGTTGGAGGCGGTCGAGCATCGACCATCAGATCCCGCGCGTCCAGGGCGGGACGAACCACTACGCTAACCTCGTTATCTGCTGCCAGAGCTGCAACAGCCGCAAGGGCGGGCGAACAGTTGCGCAATGGGAAGGCGAGGACGAATGAGCGTCCAAGCACTGTCCTGCGCCATGGCTATCCGGGGCATCAGCGCCTCGGAAAAGCTGCTGCTGCTCGTACTGGCCAACTTCGCGGACGAAGCTATGGGCTGCTGGCCTTCGCACAAGCGCCTGGCTGACGACACCGGCCTGACCCAGCGCACGGTGCTGACCCTGCTGAAAGCCCTGGAGGACAAGAAGCTCATCAGCCGGACCGAGCGCCTTCGCGCCGATGGATCGCGGACGACCGACAAGATCACCCTGCACTTCAGTGGGGAAATCATTTCCACACGTGGGGAAACCATTTCAGGGGGTGGGGAAATCGGCGACACGGGGGTGGGGAAACCAACAGCAGGGGGTGGGGAAATCATTTCACCCCTCACTACGTTTGAACCATCCACTGAACCATCAAAGGAACCGAAACGCGCAGACGCGCGCGACCTCGCCAAGAAGATTTGGGAATTTCAGCCCAAGATCGGCGACAAGCGCCGGTCAACCCAGCCCGACGTCAAGCGCGCCCTGGATGCCGCGATCAAGCGCGGCGGCGATCCCGAGGACATCCTGGCTCGGTGCCGTGGATATTACGCCCTCCCGGCCAGCAAAAAGAACGGCGGCGAGTTCGCCATGGGGGCCGAGCGGTTGCTGCAAGCCGACCGCTGGCGCGAGTTCGAGCCGATCGCGGCGGCGAAGGTGGTCAAGCTCGACCCGTTCCCCGACCCAGAGATACGCAACGCCGTCATCACCGCCAAGGGCGAAGCGTGGGCTGCATCCTGGCTGGACCCGTGTTCCTGGGAGCCTGAGCGCCGGGTGATCGTGCCCCGCAACGGCCTGGCCGCCCAGAAGCTGCGATCCGAGGTCATGCGTGTTCTGCAAGCCCGCCAAGCCACGATACAGGAGCTAGCCGCCTGATGGCCCAAGAGCCCGATGACCTTGAGGAGCGCATCGAAGCCTACCTTGTCGGCGGCTGGGGTCGTGTCCCGCGTCGCGCTCGCCAAGGCGAATGCGAGTGGTACGCGATCCGTACGCTTGCCACGCGCGAGCACCACGCCGCTGCAGGCTTGGCCGAACGCGGCTTCACGACGTTCATCCCTATGGCGACTGAGTGGCGGGGCAGGCCGAGGGAGCGTGTGAACGAGCCTGTCCTGCCGGGCTACGTGTTCGTGCTCTGCGACCCCGAGGATTTCGCTGAGCTGCACGGCGTTGATGGCAATCTCGGTTTCGTCCGCTATCAGCGCGAGGATGGCGCCGCGTGGCCGAGGGCCTTCCCTCTGGACATGATCCTGGAGCTACAGATTAGCGAGCGGTCGGGCGTTTTCGACAGCACGCGAACGATCCGCTATCGGTATCGTCCGCGCAAGGGCGAACAGGTGAAGATCACCGCCGGCCCCTACTATGGCTTTGTCGCCAAGGTGCTCGCCACACCGCGCGGCGATCGGTGCAAGCTGCTGATCGAGTGCTTCGGGAGTCCGCGACACCGAACGGAAGATGTAGTGCACCTGACTGCGGCATAATACCACCTATTGACGCCACTCCGAAGCGTGGGTATATCTGGCCTAATGTCACGCTTCGCGTGGCGGGACGACTGGCTGTGGGCATTGCGCCCTCCGAACAGGAGCCCAGCGGGCAAGGCCAATCCCCGAGGGACCGGGCACGACGCCGGACCTCAAGTGCGAAGCCGTGACCGACTCATTATGCCGCATCGCCCTCGGGCGAGCCGAGCCAGGCAAGCGGCCCCAGACAGCCCGCCCAGACACAACAGCACCTCACGCCTGACAGGCCTTGCGCAACGCGGTCTGCGAGCGGGCTACCTCTTCGGAGCTTTCGCATGTGTCCAGGAAGCGAACGCTCCCGTCCGTCCTGACATCGGTCCCGAAGGTCACGGCGACACCGTACCGGGTGAAGCGGGCCGGAAGGATCTGGAACGTCTGGAAGTTCGTCGGCTGGGGGAAGGGCGGATGGCTTCTGATTGAGAAGCTGAACGGACCTGACGACGCGCTCCAGTTCATCCTGCGAAGGCATGGGCTGGAGGTTGAGGAGCCAGAGCCGATCAAGGTTCAGATGGTCGTGTACGGCTTTCCTATTTGGGATGCTTACGGGGGGATTTAGGGCCTCCCGGAGTTGCCCTGCGGCGACGGCTTCGCCGCTGCCACTGAGTGTCGGGCTATCTGAATTGGAGCGCTGATGGGTCGAGTTCTCCGCCCAGTCTTCGGCAAGGTCTGTGAGGAGTGCGAGGAGCAAATCCCTCCCGCTCGCATCCGCAGTCACCCGCTCGCCCGGCGGTGCGTCGAGTGTCAGCGCGCGGTGGAGATCAAGAACATGCGTGCGCTTCAGGGCGCCGGCGACAATGACATCGTGATCCTGAGGCGAACCTGATGGCCGACTATCCGGAGGAGGCGGTGCGCATCGTCGCTCGCGCCTGTTACGAGGCGCAGTGGGAAGAGGGGTTTGATGACCTCAATCCCGCGGGCATCGAGTACGCGATGGCGATGCAGATCGGGCGAGCGGCGCTCGATGCAATGCGGTTGCTGGCAACGTGGCATCAGGCCGTCGCCGCCGCCTGACACCACAGGTCGTTCGTCCTGCCCCGGGAGGGCCCATGCCTTCCGACCCCTACATCAACACCATCACCTGTTCCCCCACCTGCGTCTCCATCACTCAGCAAGCTCCCATGTGCACCTGTGGCGCGCTGAACAGATGGATCGCAGCTTACTCGGGCGACCCGATGCAAGAACACATCCACGTCCCCGCCGACTACGACGACCACATCCACCAGCCGGCATGGAACGAGCCGAGCCGGAACTCCGGAGGCCACTCCGATGCTCTACAACAAGAAGACCCCTGAGCAGCTAACCGGCGAGGAGCTGGACGAAGCCCAGGCCAGTTGCCTGCAAGGCATGCTCGACGCCCACGACCACTATAACATCAACAAGGCCGCGTTCCTCGAACTCCAGTGCGAACAGGAGCGACGGGAAGCCGGGGCGACGAAGGTCAACTGATGGCGCGCCCGAGTGAGTACGACCCGGCTTTCTGCGAGGTAGCGGAGGAGACCCTGGCGAAGGGCTACAGCTTGGCGGTCCTGGCTGGCGAACTCAGCGTGACTCGCCAGACGGTGGACAACTGGCAGAACGCCCACGAAGAGTTTTTTGACGCCATAAAGCGGGGCAGGGCTCGCGGGGCCAAGGTCTGGGAAGACCGCCTCGGAAAGCTGGCGGACGAGAACGCCGGCAATGCGACGGCGATCATCTTCGGCCTGAAGAACCGCTTGGCGGAGGATTGGCGCGACAAGACCGAGACCGAGCATTCGGGTGACCTCACCGTGACCAAGATCACCCGCACCATTGTCGACCCTTGACATACCCACGGCGCGCGTCTTCCGGCCGCTCCTGGATCAGGCTCGATACAAGGCAGCCCACGGCGGGCGCGGTTCGGGCAAATCACACTTCTTCGCCGGCCTCATGGTCGAGCGGGCATATGCGGAGCCGGGTTTTCGCGGCGTCTGCATCCGTGAGGTCCAAAAGGACCTGAGCGAGAGCGCCAAACGGCTTTTGGAAGACAAGATCCAGGCGTTCGGCCTCGGGGCTCACTTCGATTGCCAGCGGGCGCAGATCGTCACGCCCGGCGGCGGGGTGATCATCTTCGAGGGGATGCAGGACCACAACTCGGAAAGCATCAAGTCCCTGGAGGGCTTCGATGTGGCCTGGGTCGAGGAAGCGCAGACGCTTTCGGCAACCTCGCTCGGGATGCTGCGCCCGACGATCCGCAAGGCCGGGTCCGAGCTGTGGTTCTCGTGGAACCCGACCCGTGAAACGGATGCGGTGGATCAGTTCTTCCGAGGCGCGGCCAGGACGCGGCGCGCGGCGCTGGTCGAGGCCAATTGGGCGGACAACCCGTGGTTTCCCGTTGAGCTGGAGGAGGAGCGCGTCGAGGATGCGGAGCTGCGCCCTGAGCAGTACGACCACATCTGGGGCGGGGGCTATCGCACCGTGACCGAGGGCGCGTACTACGCGGCGGCGCTCACGGCGGCGAAGAACCAACAGCGCATCGGCAACGTCACGCCAGACCCGCTGATGTCGGTTAGGGCGTTCTGGGACATCGGCGGCACCGGCGCCAAGGCCGATGCGTGCGCCATCTGGATTGCTCAGTTCGTCGGCCGCGAGATTCGCGTGCTTGACTACTACGAGGCCAAGGGCCAGCCGCTCGCGACGCATGTGGCCTGGCTCCGCGAGCGCGGTTACGCCAAGGCGCTGTGCTTCCTGCCGCACGACGGGGCGACGAACGACAAGGTGTACGACGTCTCGTACGAGAGCGCGCTGCGCGATGCGGAGTTCGCGGTCGAGGTCGTTCCGAACCAAGGCAAGGGCGCGGCGGCCAAGCGGATCGAAGAGACCCGGCGCCTGTTCCCGCGCATCTGGTTCAACGAGGCGACCACGGCGGCGGGACGCTCGGCCTTGGGCGCCTATCACGAGAAGAAGGACGAGGCGCGCAACATCGGCCTTGGTCCCGAGCACGATTGGGCCAGCCACGGCGCGGACGCCTTCGGCCTGATGTGCGTAGTCTACCAGGAACCGCGCGTGAAGACCGACGAAGGCCGATCACGGCCACAGCAACGAAGCTGGATGGGGAGGCGCTAGTTTGGCGAAGGCGACCTATCCGGTTCCCGATGGCTACGACGATTGGGACGCGTTCCTGCTGGAGGCCCGAGAGCGCTGGCAGCAGGACATCGACTATGACCGCGAGAACCGCGAGGCGGCGCAGGAGGATCTGAAGTTCTTCGCTGGCGAGCAATGGGACGACGCCGACATCAAGGCGCGCACCGGCCTGCCGTGCCTGACGATCAACACCCTGCCGCAGTTCGTGGCCCAGGTGGTGGGCGACATCCGCATCAATCGCCCGGCGATCAAGGCCCGGCCTGCGGAGGACGCTGACCAGGACCTGGCCGACGTCCGCGAAGGCCTGATCCGCGCCATCGAGCACGACAGCAAGGCCCAGCAGGTCTATTCGGCCGCCGGCCAGTCGCAGGTCGCCTGCGGGATCGGCAACTTCCGCGTGGCGCTGGAGTACGCCGCCGCCGACGTGTTCAACCGCGACATCCGCATCAAGTCGATTCCCAACCCTTTCGCCGTCGTCTGGGATTGCCAGCTCACCGAGCCGACCGGGCGCGATGCGGGGCATTGCTTCGTGGCCGACCTCGTGCCGCGCAAGGTGTTCGAGCAGCGCTATCCCGACAAGGCGCCATCAGACCTCGGCGCCGACCTGACCGACACGCTGGTGCGCACGCAGTGGATCAACGCCGACGTGGTGCGCGTCACCGAGTATTGGGTGATGAAGGACAAGCCGGCCGAGATCGCGATGCTGCAAGACGGCCGCGTGATCGAGCTGCAGCCCGACACCCGCGAGCATTACCTGCCGATGGTGGTGCGCAATGCGTCGGGCGCGCCGATGGTGCGCAAGACCAGCAAGCGCGTCGCCTGCATGTACCTGATCACCGGCCATGACATCCTTGAGGAGCCGGTCGAGTACCCCATCAGCCGCATCCCGATCTTCCGGGTGCCGGGCTGGGAGGTGAACACCGGCGAGAAGACGGTTCGCTTCGGCCTGGTCCGCATGGCCCGGGACAGCCAGCGGCTGAAGAACTACTGGCGCTCTGTCGCGGCCGAGAAGCTGGCGCTGGCGCCGCGGCAACAATGGCTGATCAAGAAGACCCAGACCGGCGACAACGAGGACTTCCGCGACTCGGCCAACAACGGCGACACGGTGCTCGAATGGTCGGGACCGGAGAAGCCCGAGCGGCTTGACCCGCCGCCGGTCGAAGCGGCGCTGTTGCAGGAAGCCGCGCTCAACGCGCAGGACATGAAGGACGTGACGGGGCTGCATGACGCCAGCCTCGGGGCCAAGAGCAACGAGACGAGCGGCAAGGCGATCCTGGCCCGCCAGCGGGAAGGGGACGTCGCCTCCTACATCTACCACGACAACCTGAAAGCCGCGATCGCCGAGGGCGGCGAGGTGATCAACCAGCTGATCCCGATCACCTATGACACCTTGCGCACCATCCGGGTCCTGGGTGAAGACGAGACGCAGAAGGTCATGAAGGTCAATGACCCGAACGACCCGGAAAGCATCGACCTCGCCAAGGGCCGCTACGATATCGTGGTGGAGACCGGCCCCAGCTTCTCGACCAAGCGCGTCGAGGCCGCCGAGAGCATGCTGGAGTTCATCCAGGCCGTGCCGAACGCGGGCGCCGTGGCCGGCGACCTGATCGCCAAGGCTCAGGATTGGCCGATGGCGGATGAGATCGCGGAACGGCTGAAGAAGGCCTTGCCGCCCGGGTTCGCCGACGAAGACGACCCTGACAAGATGTCGCCCGAGCAGCAGCAGGCGAAGCAGCAGCAGGCCGAGATGGCCCAGCAGCAGCAGGCCTACCAGCAGGCGGGCATCGAGCTTGAACTGGCCGAGAAGCAGGCGAAGGTCCAGCTCAGCCATGCGCAGGCGGCGAAGATGATGGCAGAGGCGCAGAACGTCGGCGCACCCACCGGCACGCCGGAAAGCGACCTCGATGTGGCGTTGAAGCTGGCGCAGATCCGCAAGGCCGAAGCCGATGCGGTGAAGGCCGAGGCCGACGCCATGAAGGCGCAGGCGGAAGCCAGGCGCGCGGAGATCGGTATCACCGCCGACCACATCGACGTGCAGTCCGCGGCGATGGACCTGCAAGCCAAGCCCGCCGAACAGGCGCTGGCGCAGGCAACGACCGTGAAGGCGCTCAAGGAGCCGCCGAAGGTCCCGGCGAAGCCTAAGGGCTAGAACTTGATCGGCTTGGCGTAAGTGCCAGCCAAGCGCCAAGCATAAAGGATGCGGTCGGTGATCGAGCGCGGCCAGTGGTCGCCCATCGTGAAGATCACGTCCTGCCACCAGAGCTTAGCCATCTCTGGGTCTGGCGGCGGTTCAAGCCCTAGCCGGGCGACATATTGCTCAGGCGTCTCAACCATTCGCCGAGCATAGCACAATTCGCGCAGGGGTCTCGCTCCGCCCCTGGGTCCGCGCCAAGGAGCCTCGCGAAAGCGCACATGGACATCGACAACCAAGGCGCACCGGAAGGTGTGACCGAAGACACCGCCGCTGCCGCACTGGAAGCGACGGAGACCGACGAGACCCTTGCTCAGGGTGACGAGCAGTCCGGCGACGATGCAGCCGCCGCGACCGACGAACCGCAGGAGGGCCAACAGCCCAAGCGCCGCCAATCGGTCCAAGAACGCATCGACGAGAAGACCCGCCTTCAAAAGGAAGCCGAGCGCCGCGCCGAACAGGCCGAGCGCGACCGGGAGTACTGGCGAGAGCAGGCTCTTCGCAACCAGCAAGCCCCCTCGCGCCAGGATCAACAGGCCGAGGAGGCGGAGCCGAACCCGGAAGACTATGAGCACGGCACGCTAGATGTCCGCTTCATCACGGACCTCGCCACGTTCCGAGCCAACAAGGCATTCGAGGCTAGGCGTGCGGCCGAGGACCGAGATCGTGAGCGCTACTCGCGTGTCTCGGCGTTCAACCAAGCCGCCGAGGCGCTCGCGGAGAAAACTCCCGACTTCTATGAGGTCGTGGGCGAAGACTTCGGGCGCGTCGCCAGGGTTTGCACACAAGTCATGACCGATGCGCTCCTGTCCAGTGAGGCAGGACCGCAGCTCGGCTACCATCTCGCCAAGAACCCGTCTGAGGCGCGCCGCATCGCGGCTCTCCCTCCCCTCGCTCAGGCGATGGCCATCGGCGAACTCAAGCAGAAGCTGGCCTCGCCGCCGGCTCCGACCCCGAAAACCGCCACCGACGCCCCGGCTCCGACGCCGCAGGTTCGAGGTGCCGGAGGCCGCTTCACCGTGGCCCCCGACACCGACGACTTCGCGGCGTTCGAGAAGCAGTACGGCAAGGCGTAGGCGGCCCTCTCTCCTGAAAGGACCGGCCCGAAATGGCCAACGCCATCCTCTCCCCGAAGGTGTATGCCAACACCTTCCTGAAGCTCCTGAAGAACAGCGTCGTTCTTCCCAAGCTGGTGGCCTCGGAATACCGCGACATCGTGGTCTCGCCGATCAGCAACACCGGCCAGAAGAACGGCCGCACGGTCTACATCAAGCGCCCGCCCATGTTCACCGTCCGCGACGGCGCCGTGGCGAGCGTGCAGGACGTGACCGAAGGCGAAATCGCCGTGACGATCGACAAGCAGAAGGGCGTCGATGTCGAGTTCACCTCCATGGAGGAGACCCTCGATGTCGACCGGCTGCTGAAGTCGAAGGTCATGCAGGCCAAGGCCTCGGCGCTCGCCAATCAGATCGACATGGATCTGCACGCCGAGACCAAGAAGTTCTACTCCTGGGTCGGCACGCCTGGCCAGGACATCAACTCCTACGCCGACCTCACCAAGGGGCCGCAGCGTCTGGACGAGATGGCCGTGGAGCAGGACGGCCGCATCGGCCTGCTGCATCCCTCGGACGCCTGGGCCATGCTGGGCTCCCTGTCGGGCCTGACCGCCCAGACCAAGGAAGCCACCGACGCCCTGACCCGCGCCAAGCTGCCGATGCTCGGCAACATCGACTGGTACTCGACCCAGAACGCCGGCACGGTCACGACCGGCACGCGCGACGGCAACGCCCTCGTGGACGGCGCCAGCCAGAACGTCACCTACGCCTCGGTGAAGGACGGCAACTGGACCCAGACGCTGAACATCGACAACGTCGGCAACGCCAAGACGGTGACCGCGGGCGAGGTGTTCACGATCGCCGACGTCTACGCGATCAACCCGCTGACCAAGGTGGCGCTGCCGTATCTTCAGCAGTTCACCGTGATCACGGGCGGGACTTCGGTGGCTACTGCGACCGGGGACAACCAGGATCTGGCGCTCACCATCAGCCCTCCGATCATCACCTCTGGCGCGTTCCAGACGGTCTCGGCGGCGCCGGCTGACAACGCCGCGATCCAGTGGATGGGCTCGGACACCGAGACGGACACGGACGCCACGACCTACAAGTACGGCACGATCTTCCGGCCCGAAGCGCTCGCGCTCGTGTCGGCTAAGCTGATCACGCCGTACTCGGGCGAGGCGGACTTCGCGACCGACCCGGAAACCGGCCTGACCGTCCGCTACTGGCGGACCTCGGACGGCACGAACGACACGCACCTGCACCGCTTCGACGTGGTGTACGGCGTGAAGAACGTGGACCCCCGCCGCGGCACCCGCATCAGCGGCACGGCCTGACCCCTCCCTCCCCAACTGGCCGGGCCTTGACGGGTCCGGCCGTCTCTTTTCCTGAAAGGAGCAGCACATGGCTGCTGAAGTCCTGGGGCGTGACCCCGCGGCCGGCACCAAGCTCGGCCAAGCCACCTCGCACAAGATCGGCTTCTACGGCACTACGGCGATCAGCCAGCGCGCCGGCGCCGCCCAGGCCACCTCGCTCGTGGGCACCGCCTCCTCGGCGGATGTCACCACGGACCAGAAGGCAGCGCTGATCGAGGTGATGAACACCTTGCAGGCGCTGGGCCTCTGGAAGGGCTCGGCGTAACCCATGCCGACGCTGCTCCACGCCGGATGCGGTGACACGCCGCGCCCGGCGTGGGCGGTCGGCTTCGATGAGGTGCGGCTGGATATCGACCGCCGCTGCAACCCCGACATCGTCGCCAACATCACCAGCCTGGGCGACATCGGGCCGTTCGACGCCCTCTATTCGAGCCACTGCCTCGAACACCTCTATCCGCATCAGGTCCCGGTCGCGCTCGCCGAGTTCCTGCGCGTGCTGAAGCCGGGCGGCAAGGCGCTGATCATCGTCCCTGACCTGGAGGACGTGCGGCCCACGGAGGAGGCGCTGTATCTCTCCGAGGCGGGTTGGATCTGCGGCCTCGACATGTACTACGGCAAGGCCTCGTTGGTCGCCGAAAACCCGTTCATGGCCCACCATTGCGGGTTCGTGGCCGAAACCCTGCGCGAGACGATGGAAGCCGCCGGCTTCATCGACTGCGTCGTGATGCGCGAGCCGGGCTTCAATCTCGTGGCGGTGGGCGCGCGGCCTTGAAGGTCGTCTTCTGCTGCCCGACCATCACGCGGCCCTATGACGCCTTCCTGGGGGCGATGGAAGCCAGCGTTCCGGCGCTGGATGCGGCTGGGATCGAACACAGCATCACCTTCGAGGTTGGCTCGGCCTACATCAGCCACGCCCGCGCCACGATGCTCCGCAAGGCGATGGACACCCAGCCCGACGCGGTTGTGTTCCTCGACCACGACCTGAGCTGGCGGCCCGAGGATCTGGTCAGGCTGATCGAGACGCCTGGCGAAGTCGTCGCCGGGACCTACCGCTTCAAGCAGGAGCCGGAAGAGTACATGGGGACCTGGCGCACCGACGCACAGGGCTACCCCGTCACCCGCGACGACGGCTGCATCCACGCCGAGTGGGTTCCGGCCGGCTTCCTCAAGATCACCGATGGCTGCCTTCACCAGATGATGGAGGCTTACCCGGAACTGAACTACGGGCCGAAGTACCGGCCCAGCCACGACCTGTTCAACCACGGCGCCCACAAGGGCGTCTGGTACGGCGAGGACTACGCCTTTTCCCGTCGCTGGAACGACCGCGGCGGGGAAATCTGGCTCATCCCCGACCTTGAGCTGACGCACCACGGCGCGGACGGCACGGCGTACCCCGGAAACCTGCACACCTACCTGCGCCGGCAGCCCGGCGGCGATCTCGCAGAGGCCGCTGAATGAGAACGCTCCGCAACATGATCAACCGCTCGCTGCGCCTCGCGGGCGGCAACGTCACCGAAGGCACGCCCGCGGCGAACGACTACGAGGCCAGCGTCGGCAAGGAGTCGGCCTGGGCGATGTACGCCGGGTTCATATCGCAAGGGATGTTCGGCCCGGTCGAAGACGTGCTGGTCGAGGCCGACTACACCGCCGAAGAGAACCAGCGGATCGTCAATATCTCCGACGCCGACGTGACGATCACGCTCCCGGCGACGATCACCGAGACGGTGGCGGGGAACGAGATCACCCGCCCCCCGGAAGACCGCGCGTTCGTGCTGGTCGCGGGGCCGGACCCGTTCATCTACATCTACGATGCCGATCAGGCCGATTGGGTCAGCATCTACGACCTGACGCTCGACAGCAACGCGCCGCTCTCGCAGCGTTACTACGGCGACCTCTGCACGCTGCTCGCCTACCAGCTTTGCAGCGATCTCCACCTCCCGCCGCCGGTCACGCTGATCCCGTACATCGAGCCGGCCCGTGCTGCGCTGCGCTCCAAGCGCCCGCGCCGCCAGGGGGCGGCTACGGCGGTCCTGCGCGGCCTCGCGCGACCCGGAAGGCTGTGCTGATGCCGGCTCGCACCGTCACTGCGAAGCCCGTGGGGGATAAGCCCGTGCGCGGACCCAAGAAGAACCGGCCGCCGACGTCCGTCGACTCGACGCCTGACGCCTTCCTGTTCACGGCCAGGGCCGCCGCGGAGCTCTCCACCGCCTACGACTCCAACACCATCACCGTTGCGGGGATCAACACCTCGGTCGCGGTCAGCGTCGCGGGCGGCCAGTACAGCAAGAACGGCGGGGCCTGGTCCTCGGCGGCCACCACGGCGGTCCTGGGCGACACGTTCCAACTGCGCGTGACGTCCTCGGCGAGCTACTTCACCTCTGTCGTGGCGTCCCTGACCATCGGCGGGATCACCGGCCTGTTCGAGGTGGTGACGAAGGCGTTGCCGGCGCCCGATGTGACGCCCGACGCCTTCTCCTTCACGGCCGTCACCGATGCGACCCGATCGACGCAGTACACGTCGGGCAGCATCACGGTCGCCGGGATCACCGCAGGCGTCGAGGTCGCGGTGACGGTGGACGGCGGGACCTATGCGAAGAACGCGGGCTCCTACACGTCGCTCCCCGGTGTCGCCGTGCTGGGCGACACATTCACTGTTCGTCTGACCTCCTCCGGCGCCTATCAGACCGCGGCCTCGGCCCGCCTGACCATCGGCGGGGTGTCGGCGCTCTTTTCCGTCACCACGGAAGACGCCCCGGTAGCGCCGCCCACCGACGAGATCCTGGTCGGCTTCAAAACCCGCTGCGGCTACGGCGGCTATGCGATGAACTTGCCCCCCGGATCGACCATCACCGGCACCGATGCCGACAAGGTCTCGATCAACGCTTATGGCGAGCTGGTCCCGGCCGGGGTCTATGGCGCGGCCATGAATTGGGGAACGTGGGCCGCGGGTCAAAGCCGGTCGCTCACCTTCGCGGACGGCACGACGCGGACAGTTACCCTCGTTGCGAACACCGCCCATGTGCGCGGCGATCCCCGCGATACGCAGTCGTCCAACCAGCTCACCACGGCGATCCGGCTTGCGGCCCGGGGCGACGACATCATCGGCCGCGACAGCCACTTCAACCCGAACGGCCTGGGCGGCGCGAGCCTGTGGCGCCAATCGGCCCCCACGGCGACGGGCTGGGCGGGCTCGGGGACGATCACGGTCAAGTCGGAGAACCCCGACACCTCCACCGACGCCAACGGCAACCTCGTGAGGGGCGGGGGCTTCAAGATCGGCGCGATCACCATGAACGCGTCGTCGGACCTCGAATTTCCGATCACCTTCGAGGACGTCACCTTCTACTCCAACTACAACGTCGCCGGCCGGGCGATCTTCCTGGGCTACTCGTCCGTAACGGTCGGATGGGGTGTCAACGCCACCCGCTGCCGCTTCGAGACCGGCCCCGACGTCGATGCCGTCAATTGGGAGAACGGCTTCAACAACCAGGGCGGCGCGGCGGTCGACTGCTACTTCAAGCGCTGCGAAGCCGGGGTGAACAGCGGCCGATCGGTCGGCGACGTGCAGACCAAGGTGTCGGGCTGCGTCTTCGAGGCGATCCAGACCGATGCCGTCCACCTGACCGGCGAGAACTTCCTCGTCGAGGACAACTTCGGCTTCAACTGGGAAGTGCCGACCGGGGCGCACGCCGATGGCTTCCAGCACGGCGGCGCCAAGGTCAGGAACATCGCGGCGCTGGGAACCTGGCGGCGCAATATCTGGGTCCTGAACTCGGCCTCGTCCGGCCCGCAGGGCGATTTCTTCGGCGACACGGTGCAGCCCTATCGGGTCGCCGGCTGCACCGTGGAGAACGAGATCATCATCACCGGGGCCGCGAACGCCGTCTCGATGACCTACTACGACGGCGCGCTCGTGCGGAACTGCACGGTGCTGAAGCCCATCGGCTCGGCCGTGGTGGGGGCAACCGACGCCACAATCCGCATGGTGAGTTGCGGAACCTCCACCGTCGATAGCTGCGTGGCCAACGCCTACGCGCTGGGCGGCATGACCTCGACGGACAACGTGACCATCGATGACACGATGAGCGCCTACCAGACGGCGATGCCGGGGTATGTGGGCGGAACCGATCCGGGGTTCACGTCCCGGGCTGCGGTGATCGCTGCGGTGAAGCCCGCGAACCTCGCCGTCGCCTCGGGCGGGTTCAAGAAGCTCGACGGGACCTATGCGGGGGCGCTCGACAATACCGGCGCCTACGTCACCTGATGGCCCCGCGTCGCATCGAACTCCCCCTGATCGGGCCATCGAGCAAGGCCAGCTCGCCGGCCCAGCAGTCGGGACGAACCGTCAACCTCTACCCGGAGTTGGGCGACCCCGACGCCAAGGGGGTGATCGCGCTCAAGCATGTGCCGGGCTCGTTCCGCTGGGCCGACGCCTCGGCGATCATCACCGGCATCCCGTCCACCGCAGCCGTTCGCGGTATGCACGTGATGGGCAAGCGGGCCTTCTGCGTGATCCACAACTACCTGCTGGAGATCACCAGCAACAACAGCTTCATCATCCTGGCGAGCCTTCAGAGCACCACGGGTCCGGTCGGGTTCTCCGCCAACAACAATAAACTAGTGGTTGGCGATGGCAAGTATTGGACGTATGATTTCACGACGTCGGCGCTTTCGGCGGTCCTGAACGAGGGTGAGGAACAGCTTCAAGGCTACTGGCCAGAGTGGATCGACGGCACGACGCTATATCCGATCCGCAACAGCGGGACCTATTACTACTCAAACATCGACGATGCAACGACGGTTCGCGGACTAGCGTTCCTCTCTGCCGAAGGGAACCCTGACAACATCCTTCGGATGCACGTCTGCAACCGCCAGATCATCATCATCGGCGAGAAGTCCACCGAGTGGCATTGGGACACCGGGGACGCCGACAACCCCTTCCAGCGCATCTCGGGCGGCTTCGTCGAACATGGCTGCGTCGGAATGCGGGCGTCCTGCAAGTTCGACAACACCGTCGTCATGGTGGGGCAGAACGAGGGCGGCGGGGGTCGGATTTTCCGGCTTCGCGGCGCCGGTGCAGCGCCAGAGATCATCTCGACCAAGGCGGTCGAAGACAAGATGGTCAAGGCGCTGTTCAGCGAAGACGACCTGTCGCCCAGCATCACCATGTTCCCGTACGACGACGCGGGACACGCGTTCTTCCTGGTCAACACGCCCGAGGTCGCCCAGACCGTGAACAATCCCGCCCAGCCTTCGATGACGTGGGCGTATGACGCAGCAACCAACATGTGGCACGAGCGCGGGTTCACGAACCCGGCGACCGGCCAGTTTGAGCGCATCCTAGGCGACCAGCACATCTATTGGCGCGGACGGCACTACACCGGCGCCTACAACGCCCCGCACATCTACGAGCAGTCCCTCGACTACTACCGGGAGAACACGCTCCCGCTGGTGAAGTTTCGGGAGAGCGCCGGCCCCCTCTGGCGCGGCGGCAAGACCTTCAAGGTGACGCAAGTCGGGATCGAGATGGAAGTGGGCGTGGGCCGTGACGGCGGCGTCCAGGGCTCCGAGCCGCTGATCATGCTGCAATACCGCTGGGGCTACGGCCCGTGGTCGAACGAGATCACCCGCTCCATCGGCAAGATCGGCGAGGGCAAGACGCTGGTCCGGTTCGGCCCCTGCGGCTCGGGAACCGACTTCATGGTGCGCGTGCGTATTTCAGATCCCGTGAGAGTGACCCTGCTCCCGAGCTGGGTGGACATCGAGGAGAGCTAGGATGGGCTTGCTTTCGGGCCTTACCGATCACGTCGCGGGGTTCTTCGCGCACGGCGCTGAGAAGAAGCAGACGAAGAACGCACTGCGCGCCTACGACCGCGCGGATGCGGCGTCGCTCGGCGCTCGTGACGCCTCGGTGGGCTACTATCAGCCGTTCCTCCAAGGCGGCACGCAGGCGTTCGGCAACGCGCTCGCCATGACGCAGCCGGGCTTCCAGTACTCGCCCTCCGATCCGTCGTATGGCTTCCGGCTGAACGAGGGCCTGAACGCCGTGCAGCGCTCTGCGGCGGCCGGCGGCGCGCTCCATTCTGGCGGCACGCTGAAGGCGCTCAACAACTACGCCCAGAACGTCGCCTCGACGCAATACCAGAACGACTTCAACAACCTCGCGACACTCGGCCGCTTTGGCCTGGAGGGCGCGCAGGGCTCGGCGCAGGCCCAAAGCGGCTACGCCGACAACCTACTGCGGAGCGCCTACGGTCGGTCGGGCATCTACAAAGACCGCGGCGAGGCAATCGCCAAGCAGTTCGCGGACGGGTCCAATATCGTCCAGGACCTCGGCAAGATTTTCGGGCTCTGACCATGGCAGACGCTTTCCTCGACACCCTGAACGCCTGGGACGAGCGCCGGCGCAAGCAGCAGGAAGATCAGGCGGCTGCGTCGAAGAACGCGCTCTATCGGCAGGCTGGCGCCATGATCGCCTCTGGCGACGCCACAGGCGGGCGCAACGCGCTCTACAGGGCGGGCGATTTCGCGATGGCCAACACGGTCGGGACGAACATCGAGGCCGACCGCAAGCGCCAGGCCGAAGCGCTGGACAAGTTCACCACTGGCGTCGGCCGTCTGCTGGACATGGGCGTTCCGGCCGATCAGGCATGGGCGCTGGGCGAGCGCGTGTCAGGTGACCTGGGCATCGATCCGGGGGCGCTTCAGCGCAACCGTGACGCCTACCTGTCCAATCCCAAGGGGTTCATCACCTTCTACAACGACGCGGCGAAGCGCGAGAAGGCCGAGTTCGCGAAGGCGAGCGATGGGTCCTATACCGCAGCCGACCCCTACACCGGTAAGCCGCTCTACCAGTATCAAGCGCCGACCGCCGACAAGTACGAGCAGTTCGACCCCGAGAAGGAAATCCGCCGCATTCCTGGGCGGCCGGGCTCCAGCGCCGCGCCGAACACCTTCGCGAACGGCGAGGGACCGAACGCGCGGCCGCCTCAAGGGAACACTTTCGCCAATGGCGAGGCGCCAAACGCTGACCAGACCGTCGCCGCCCTGACTGGCATGGGCGCCCGCGTGACCAGCGCAGCCCGTACGCCAGAGGAAAATGCCCGCGTCGGCGGGGTTCCCAACTCCTACCACCTCACCACGCGCGGCGGGGTCGCCCGCGATCTCGTGCCGCCGGCCGGCATGAGCATGGCGCAGTTCCATCAGGAGGTTCGCCGCCGTCTGCCCGCTGGATGGGAGGCTATCAACGAAGGCGACCACATCCACATCGAGCCGGGGCCGGGTGGCGGCCGAGTGGCGCAAGCTCCGTCACAACCAGGCGCGCCCGAACTCGTGCGCCCGGCCCGACCCAAGGCGGCGCAGTCCGAAAACGCCCCGTCGGGTTTCCGCTGGAAACCGGACGGTTCGCTTGAGCCTATCCCTGGCGGGCCTGCCGACACCATTTCGCAGGGCGGCAAGGTCACGGAGGGCGAGCGCACCGCTGGCTTCCTAGCATCGAGGCTTGCCGACTCGCTTCGCAACCTGACGACGATTTCGCAGAGCGACCCTGGAGCCCGCAAGCCCGGCATCTTGGAGTCCGTGGCCAAGAGCGCGCCATTCGTGGGCGGGGAGGGCCAGGCGAACATCGTCCGCAGCTCCGACCGCCAACAGGTCATAGCCAACCAGCTTGACGTGCTGGACGCGGCGCTGACCCTCGGGACCGGAGCGGCTTATACGAAAGAGCAGCTCCGGAACTATCAGCAGGTCTACTTTCCAGGCCTCACCGACAAGCCCGAGACTGTCCGTGCCAAGGGCCAGAAGCTGATCGCGCTGCTGGAGGCCGCCAAGATCAAGGCGGGCCGCTCGGCTCCCCCTGCGCTAGACGAAGCGATTGCGGCGGCCAGGGCGCAAATCGCGGGGACTGCGGCGCCAGCCGTCCAGCCGCGCCAGCCGGCCCAGGCGCAATCGACGCGCGCTCAGGGCGGCATCCCCACGCTCTCCCCCCAGGAAGCCGCCAAGCTCCCCAAGGGCTCCAGGTTCCGCACCACTGACGGCAGGGTCCTTGTCCGGCAATGAGCGATCCGTATGCAGGCATCGGCGTAGCGGCTGACGACGACCCCTATGCGGGGATCGGCGCGCCAGTGCAGCAGGCCGCGCCCCGCAAGCGTACCGCCACGGAGGCCGTCACCGGCTTCATGGCGAACGTCAACCGCGCGATCCCGTTGGCGGATGAAGCCGCCGCCGGAATTCAGGCGGGCGTCAATGTGCTGTCAGGCCGCGCGTCGGCCGCTCATCCCATCCAGGCCTTCAACAACGCGCTCGCCCAGCAGCGCGGCTATGAGGACACCTTCGACGCTGAGCATCCGAACGTCGCCGCGCTTGGCCGCGGGCTGGGCATGGCGGGCACGGTCGCGCTTCCGGGCGGACAGGCCGCAGCAGCGCCTAACGCGCTCGCGCGCGTGGCGCAAGGAACGGCGACCGCAGCCGGGACCGGCGCGGCCTATGCCATCGCCGACCGCGGCACGGCTCCCGAGCGTCTGAAAGCGGGCGTGGAAGCGGCGATCAACCCGCTGAATCTCGCCTTCGGCGCGCTTGGCGCCCGCGTGGGCGTAGCGCCCAAGGCCAAACCCGCCAAGCCGCCAAGCCTTTCCGAACTCACCACGGCGCGCAAGGCGGCCTACAAGGACGTGGAGCAATCCGGCCACAAGTTCAACGCGCAAGCGTTCGGCGGCATGGTGGACGACCTTCGCGCCCAGCTCGCCAAGGAGCAGTTCGACCCCGACTTCCACCCGACCGTGCAGACGATGTTGGCGCGGCTGGACGCGAAGGTGAAGCAGGGCTATGCGCCGACCCTCGCCGAACTCGACAACCTGCGCAAGTTCGTCAGCAAGAACGTGGCCGGCGTGGGGGACAAGAACACTCGCAGGCTCGGCGGCGTTATCATGCGCGGCATTGACGGGCTGATCGACAGCGAGGGCGCCGCGGCGGAAATCGTCGGCAAGGCCCGCGACCTCTACAAGCGCGAAAGCAAGGTGTCGGCGGTCACCGAGGCTGTGCAGAAGGGGCGCAAGGCGGCGGCGAAGTCCGGCTCGGGCGCGAACGTCGACAACGCCATCCGCCAAAAGCTCGACAAGGTTCTTGAGAAGACCCAGAACCTGACCTCCGACGAGCGCGCCGCCCTGGAAAGCATCGTCTATGGCGGGCCGGTCCAAAACACCGCCCGGGCGGTTGGCAAGATGTCGCCGCTATCGGGCGGGCTGTCGGGCATGCTCAACACGCTGGCGGCGCACGCGACGGGCGGCGCGAGCCTCGCCTTCAGCGTCCCGGCTTCGGTGGCGAAGGTGGGGGCCGACGCCGCGACCAAGACCAAGGTCAGGAACCTGATCGATCTTATGGCGGCCGGCGGCTCGCGCGAGCAGCTTCTCGCCGCACAGAAGACCGCCCAGCAGATCGACGGTCCCGCCGGTCAGGCGCTCCGCAAGCTCATCGCAGCCCGCATCAGCCGAGTTGGCGGCGTCGCGAGCGGCGCACCCAGCGCCAGCCCCGCACGATAGCCACCCACAGAATGAAGAAGCCGGGAACCCACGCGCTCTCTGCGTAGAGCCGGTCGAACTCGTCTTCCTCTTCCACACCCCCTGATTAGCACAACGCGGAGCCGAACGCATGGCCCTTGCGAAGCTCGACCTGCGCGACATTGATTGGGACCTCGACGGGTTCCTCAATGCCGGCGGCAAGCTCCACACCTACGCCGCGGGAACCACGACCGAACAGGCGACCTATGCCGACGCGGACGGGACGGCGAACACCAACCCTGTGGTCTTCGACAGCTCGGGTCAGTTTCACCTCTGGCTGACCAAGGGCCTCGCCTACAAGCTCGTCTGGACCGACGCCGATAACGTTCCGATGTACTCGGAAGACAACGTTGTCATCGCCGACGACGCGGCGGCCAACGTCGGCAAGTACCTGCTGCATGGGTCGTACTTCTCAAGCGGCCCACCCTCAGCGTCCCAGCCGCTCGACGGCGACGACTTCACCGTTGCGGTCACGTTCCCGATCAACTTCGCCGGGGCCTTCGGCAGCGTCCTGACCGCGGGTCGGCCCACCGCCTCCTTCGCCATCGACGTGCGCCGCAACGCGACCGCCGTGGATACCGGCGAGAGCGTCGGGACCATCACCATCGCGACGGACGGGACCTTCACCTTCGCGACAGCCCTCGGGGCAGAAGTGGCGCTGGAGATCGGAGACGACATCACCTTCTGGGCGCCCGCCAGCACCGACGACACCGCCAACAGCTTCAAGTTCACCCTGATCGGGGACCTGGCATGAGCTACCTGTTCCTCGGCGGGGCCTCGATGTCGCGGTTCTCGCCGCTCGATTCCAACGCCTTCGAGAGCACCGACGCGTCGGGCTTCCAGTCCGACATCGGCGCGTTCGCGATCAAGATCGCATCGGCGCATTCCGGCGTCGAGAGCGAGCATTGGGCGGAGGCGGCCGACCTCTGGATTCACGCCTGCCACTACAACGACAACACGGACGGGTTCTTCTCCACCGCCGACTGCATCGAGATCGTTTCCGAGGCTGGCGTCACCCTGGCGCGCTGCCGGCCGGTCTACACCTCCTCGGGGGTGTTCAATTACAAATGGTGGACGCTGCAAGGCGGCGTCGAGACCGTGGTCGGCACCGCCACCGGCACGACCGGCGCGGTGCGGACGCTCGACGTCAACTTGGTCGGCAACACGGCCTCCGGAAGCCTGGCCTTCTACATCAACGGGACGCAGTTGCTGTCCGTCTCGGGCCTGAACCATTCAGGGTTTACCGGCGGGGCCTATGTGCGGCTGGGCGGCTCGGCGTCCTCGGGCTCTCCGCGCGCCTACTGGAGCGAAGTGGCCGCGGCGTCGCACTCGCTCATCGGCAAGCGGTTCGAGACGCGCCGGCCCACCGGCAACAGCGCGGCGAACCTCGGCTACGGCGCGGGCGACTATTCCACCGTGGACGATATCACCTACTCCGATGTGGACGGCATCACGTCCGCCTCGGCGAACGAGGTCCGCACCTTCACCTATGACGCCACGAACGCGAACGGCTGGGCGATAGACGCTGTAGGTCCGTCCGACCGCGTGAAGGCCGGCGCCACCGGGCCGCAGAACGAGCAGAAGGCGCTTCGCATCGGCTCCACCAACTACTTCAGCAGCACCAAGGCGCTGACGCCGGGCTACAGCCCCAAGGGCGGCATCTGGGAGACCGACCCCTCCACGTCCGCCGCCTGGGCGGACCTACCCGACGAGTTCGGGGCGAAGTCGATCACATGAGCGCCGACGTCACCAAGATCGATCTGGTCGTGGGCTGGGGCAACCAGGAAGACGACGCGATCCACATCTCCAAGCTGGACATCGTGATCGCTTGGGACCCGACCGGAACCGCGCCAGCGCGGCGCCAGCGCCCGAAGGTCCGCGCCCAGATCATCTATCCGGTGGAGGACTAGGTGGCGACCTCCATCTACTACCCCCGCGACGCCTTCTCCGCGGCCGGGGTCAATCAGGCGGGCTTGGACTTCCTGGAGCGTCTGAAGACCCTCGTCGCCGCGCTGGAGGCCGCCTCGCCAGGCACGGACGATGATGGCGAGCCCATTGACCTCAGCGATATCTTAGCCCGCCTGGCGGCGGTGGAAACCCTGGCCGCGCTCGCCAAGCAGATCGCCGAGGAAGCCCCGCTCTGGATCAGGCCGCAACTCACCGTGGCCCAAATCCTCGCCATCACCGACGACGCCCTGAAGGTCCCGAGCGGGGACTGGTTCTTCACGCCCGCCGGGGATCGCCTCCTGATGCCGAGCGCCTGACATGACCGTATTGCTAAAGAACCTCTACACCGGGCACATCACCACATCCACGACGCCGCTCTACACGGCCCCCGACACGGCGTCGGCGCGGATCATGGGCGCAACGCTCTGGAACGCCTCGACGGACCAGGAGCAGTACTCGTTCTGGCGCGTGACGGGCGGCTCGCCCAGCGACGCCAACGTGCTGGCCGAAAACCACCTGATCGCCGCCAGCGACAATCTCACCGTGGACGTGCTGAGCGAGTTGGTGCTGGAGCCCGGCCAGGCGCTCTACGCCAAGGCCTCCAGCGACTCGGTCCTCACGCTCGCCCTGAGCGGCATCGAACAGACGGTTTCCTGACATGCCCAAACTCGCAGACATGGCGGCGGCCGGTGCGCTGTCGGACACCGACAAGTGGTACGTCGAGCAGGGTGGGGCCGAGAAGCAGGCCGACCCGACGCTGATCGCGGATTACGTCATCGCCTACGACGCCGAGTTGAGCGCTATCGCCGGCCTGACGTCAGCCGCTGACAGGGGCATCTACTTCACCGGCTCCGGTACGGCCTCGCTGTTCACGTTCACCAGCTTCGCACGCTCCCTGGTGGACGATGCCGACGCGGCGGCCGCACGCACAACGCTTGGCTTGGCGACCGTCGCTTCCACCGGCAGCGCGGCCGACCTCACCGGCAACCTGAGCGTCAACCGCCTGAACAGCGGCACGAGCGCCAGCGCTACGACCTTCTGGCGTGGCGACGGGACCTGGGCCACCCCATCGGGGGCGACCCTAGCCGATGGCGACTATGGCGATATCACCGCCAGCTCGTCAGGTACGGTCCTGAGCGTCGATAACGACGCTGTGAGCGACGCCAAGCTGCGGAACTCGGCAGCGCTCAGCGTCATCGGGCGCTCGGCCAACTCCACGGGCGATCCGGCGGATATCGCGGCGGGAAGCGATGGGGACGTCCTGCGTCGGTCAGGAACGACCCTCGGCTTCGGGACGGTCGCCACCGCCGGCATCGCCAACTCGGCCGTCACGCTCGCCAAGATCGCCAACGCGTCGGCCAACTCGCGGCTCCTGGGCTCGGGCTCTGGCGGCTCCGGTGCGGCCTACACCGAACTCACGGTCGGCACGGGGCTGACCATGGGGGCGTCGTCCCTCAGCGTCGATCAGACCGCGCTCAAGCCCAAGGAAGCTATCGGTATCGCCTGTTCGGACGAGACGACGGCGATCACGACCGGGACCGCCAAGGCGACGTTCCGCATGCCCTACGCCTTCACCCTGTCCGAAGTGCGGGCTTCCGTAACGACGGCTCCCACGGGCTCAACGATCATCATCGACATAAACGAGGGTGGCACGACGATCCTCTCCACCAAGCTCAGCATCGACGCCTCGGAGAAGACCTCGACCACGGCGGCGAGCGCGGCGGTGATCTCGGATAGCTCGCTGGCCGACGACGCGGAAATGACCATCGACTTCGATCAGGTCGGATCCACCATCGCGGGCGCTGGCGTCAAGGTCTGGCTGATCGGGACGCGGACGTGAGCTTCATCCTCAATCCGTATCGGTATGGCTCGGGTGTCGCGCCGTCCGACGCGCCCGGCGCGCTCGTCTACTTGTCGGCCGACAGCACCACCAGCCCGATCCCGTTCGACGGCGAAGTCTATGACACCGGGAATTGGCACAGCGGAACCAATCCCAGCCGCTTGACCATGCCCTCGACAGTCACTGTCGCTCGTGTGATCGCCAATCAGCAGCAGTCCTCGGGCACGCCGCAATCGGCCGCCCACCAACTGAACGGCAGTCCCTTTCGGGGCCGCGGTCAGGCGCGCACCCTGTTTTCGGGCAACGAGCGGGTGAACCTGTGCTCGGCGCTGATACCCGTCGCGACGAGCGACTATTTCGAGACGGCGACCGGCGTCACGACTTCGGTCGGCGCGATCAACACCTGGTTCGCCGCCGAGAAGGTCGCATCGACCCTCAAACGCGCCTTGGTCTACCGCTCCTCGACGCTTGTGCTCTCAAGCGGCGTCAACACCACCTTGGGCTTCGACAGCGAGGTCTACGACACCGACGCTTTCCATGACACGGTGACGAACAACTCGCGCCTGACGGTTCCGAGCGGCGTCTCTCTGGTCCGCATCCTTCTGAACGTCGAGACGGGCAACGCGGGCGGCCAGGCGGTCATCAACTGCACGAAGAACGGGGCGGCCTTCGCTGGCGGGTTCGCGCGTGACATCGAAGTCGGCGCCACGAGCAACTACCTCAACGGCGTTTCGGCGCCTATCGAGGTGGCGGCGGGCGATTTCTTCGAGGCGCAAATCCAGACCAGCGGCGCCGCCACCGTGCAGGCGGACGAGTCTACCTGGTTCGCCATCGAGGAAGTGCCTTCGACGTACAAGCGCTGCCTCGCCGTCCGAACCGGCACGCAGGCGATCAGCGCCAACACGCCCACCGCCATCACCTGGACCGGGACCGACATCTACGATGCGGACGGGATGCACGATCCGGCGAGCAATTCCGACCGTATCACCGTGCCGTCGGGCGTCACCGAGGCGCGGGCGTCCTTCAATATCCAGGGACCAAGTTCCGCCGCTAGCGTGTCGGGTTGGGTGACGCTGAACGGGAACCAATACTACGGCGCCCCCGACGCCGGGACGGACACCACGGCCTCCGACAGCATCGGCGGCATCGGCGCCTGGGTGCCGGTCTCGTCGGGTGACATCTTCCGGTGCGTCATCAACGCCACCGTTGGCCTAACCCTAGGGGCGAATAACCAGCTGTGGTTCTGTGTGGAGTGCCGCTAGCAGACGTATCCGCAGGCCTGCCAAGCGACCCACGCGGCCTTCACGTCTTCCCCGAACAGCGCCGCCAGCGACCAAGCGACGATGAAGACGCACAGCAGGATCGCCAGATACTGAACCTTCGCCTCTTTCGGCAGGTTCGCGATGTTGCGCAGGGCCTGTTTCATCGGCCCGCATCCTAAGCACGTACCGGCACAGCTGAACACCCCAGGGAGCCTCGCCCCATGTCAAACCGCCCCACGGTGGCGAGCGCCTTGGCGCGCGCTGACGAAGCGCATCTCAAGCTGGACGGTCACGAGAGGCTTTGCGCCGAGCGCTACAAGAACCTCGATGAGAAGATGGACGCGGTGACGGGCGCCATCAAATCCCACCAGAAGATCGCGTGGGGGATCGTGGTGGCGCTCGTGGGCTGGATGGCGGTCCAGCTCTGGAACGGCCAAGTGACGCACCCGGCGAACCCGCCGGCCGCTGTCATCGGGACCGGCCCTTGAGCAAGCGCGCCGTCGCCACCGTCGCGGCCACGCTCGCCGCCGCTGGAGCCGCCGTAGGGCTGATCGCCACATCGGAAGGCTATGTGCCCGTGGGCTACCGAGATCCGGCGCCCGGGGCCTTTGAAACCATCTGCTGGGGCCATATGCAGCCGGGCGTCCTCGGCAAGCGCTACACCGAAGAACAGTGTGTCCAGCTCCTCGCGCAAGACGCCGTGAAGCATGGGCTTGAGATCGCCCCCTGCCTGCCGGCCGAACTGCCGCAGGACACCCGCGCGGCCTTCATCAGCTTCGCCTTCAATATCGGAAGCGCGCGGTTCTGCTCATCTGGCGTGTCCTCCAAGGCAAGGGCCGGGGACCTGGCTGGAGCCTGCGCGGACCTCTCCAAGTGGGTGTTCGCCGGCAAGGTGAAGCTGCCGGGCCTCGTGACACGTAGGGCCGCCGAAAGGGCCCTCTGCGAAAAGGGCCTCGGTTGACCCCCGACGAGGCGGAAGCCCTCCAGCGGAAGTACAGCACCCGCCGCAAGCGCTGGGCGCGCCAGATCGGCATCCCGGTCGAAGGCGACATCGAAGAACCCGACCCGGGCGTCATCGACGCCGTTGATGAGACGGAGGGCTGATGGGTACGCCCCGGCTGCGCCTTGAACTGGCGCAAGAGACCGTCGCCCGCGTCGAGGCTGAGCTGCGCGCCGGCTGTGTGCCGCAGAACGCGGGACAGGGCAAATCCGCGGTGGAAGCCGCCGCCGAGAAGGCGGTCGTGGACGGTTTCGCCCAGACCCGGAGCGGCTTTTCCAACCGCCTGCGGGTGGCGGCCGATCTCTACGGCCTGAGGCCCGACGAAACGCTCTACAGGCCCGCCCGCCATCAACAGCCGGTCCCGAGCGTCGCCCTGCGCGAGGCATTGCCGCCCGATCCTGAGCTCGCGATCCCGACCGGAGAGCCGACACAGGTTCTGGTCATCCCCGACCGGCACAACGACCCGCGCCAGCCGCACCGCCTGGCCTGCACGACCTGGATCGCCCGGCTAGGCTCTGAACGCCGCCCGCCCGTCGTCATCGACCTGGGCGATGCGATCACGGTGGATTCCTGCTCCCGCCATGACCGCAACGAGACGCTGAAGGGGCGGCTCAAGCCATCCATCAAGGCCGACCTCGACAACCACGCGGAAAGCCTGCTGGCCTTCGAGAAGGGCAGGGCGCCCGGCTGGAAGCCCAAGAAGATCAAGACCCGCGGCAACCACGAACAGCGCCTCTGGTCCTTCGAGAACGAGCACCCGGAGAACGAGGGCTCACACACCCACACCTATTCCGAACAGCTCCTGCAGTTCGGCTGGCGCGAGCGAGACTTCGGCGAGTTCGCTTATGTCGATGGCGTGGCGTTCTCACACGCGCCGATCAACGGCCTGGGCCGCACCATGGGCGGCAAGACCGCGACGCACCGGGCCGGCGGGATGCTGAGCTGTTCGCTTGTGCACGGCCATACGCATTCGTTGCAGATCTTCAATGACCACAAGATGGGGCCGCAGGAGCGCATCACGGTCATTCAGGCCGGGTGCGCGATGCCCTGGGGCGAGTACGAGCACTACGCCACCGCGGGGCCGGGCGGCTGGTGGTGGGGCGTGCTCATGCTGACCGTCTGGGGCGGTCAGATCGTGGATTTCGAGGCGATCTCGATGCTGAGGCTGCGGGACCGCTACTCGGACTAACCCCAACACACCGGAGGCTCAATGTGGGTTCTCTCCTTCCTTGGCGAGGGCGTGATCGTCGGCGTCCTGGTGTCGTGGTGTGTCTGGCGGTTGCCTCCGCTGCTCTCACGTCTTGCGCGTGGTCGGGAAAGCTCCAGCTCTCCTATCCGCAAGTGAGCGTGAAAGCTCGTCCGGTGAGCCAGGGGGCAGGGTGGGGGCCTTGGCTCTACGGCGGGTGCCGTGTGTGTGAGCGCAAGACGTGAGCCCGCAGTTGTTCGTGGCGGCGATGTTCGGCGGCTTCGTTGCGATCGTGCTGTTTGCGCTGCTGTTGGCCGCTGGCGTCGTGCTGGCTATCCGGGGGGTTTGGGCGCTTCTGCTGCGGTGGGTGACGGGGCAGATGTGAGGGCATCCTCACTCGTCACGACGCGAAGTCCGCGAAGCAACTCCGGGCTCTCAGCGCTCTCATAGGAGATGCGCCAGTCCGTGGAGCCTTCCTGGGAAGTCGATTCGTCAAGATCGAAGGCGGTATCGAGCACGGTTCGCAACCCATCGTGCGGCACGAACCATCCGGTTGACGGATAGAACTTCGCCAGGAGCACCCGGACGCCCAGGCGCTCGTTGATCAGCCACATGCGGTTGTTGGCCATGGCGTCACTCCGGGTCCAGGGCCGCGCGATAGGCCGAGGCCCGTTCGACATCGCCGAGGCTCTCAGCGATCTGGATCAGCGGCGCCATCAATTCATTGAATGAAAGCTTCTCCTGCCCGTAGGCCGGGCACCGTTCGGGATATTTCCCGTTCTCGCAGTAGCCGATGCACCAGCACTCGCCTGGTTGTCCAACGCTCGCGCGCACCTCAGCGATCCGTCGAGCCACGCTGGCCGCTTTTGTCTCTGACATGGCGTCAGACTAGCATCTTCCCCGTTGATTCAAAACAGGTTTTCGCCTATGCTGAAGGCAATCCTCGGGTGGTTCTCGCCCGTCAAGCTGTACGCCAGCCTCGCGGCGGCTGCGGTCGTGCTCGCGGTCCTCGCCGGGCTCTACATGTGGGGCCGAAACGCCGGCCGCGAGGCCGAGGCCAAGCGATCCGCCCCGGTGATCGCAGAGCTTCGGAGCGACCTCGCCTCCTGCAAGCTCACCGTCACCCAGCAGTCGGACGCGCTCAAGGCCCAGAACGACGCCATCACCCAGCTCCAGACCGACGCAGAGCAGAGAGCCAAGGCCGCCGACGAAGCCCTTCGTAAAGCCCAGCAGGACGCCAGGCGCTACAAGGACCGCGCCGAACAGATCGCCAGGGCCAAGCCGAAGTCGGACGATCTCTGCAAGGCCGCCGACCAGCTCATCACCGAAACCCTGTCTGGAGAGCGCCAATGAGAGTCGTGGTCATCCTCTCCGCTCTCCTGCTGGCCTCCTGCGCCACCAAGGAACGGATCGTGGTTCAGAAGGTGAGCGTCCCTGTCGGCGTTCCCTGCAAGGTCAAGATCCCCGATGCGCCGCCCTATGCGGTCGATGACCTCGACCTCAACGCCAGCATCTTCGACAAGGCCAAGGCGCTGCTGGCCGAACGGGAACAGCGCAAGGCCCGCGAGGCCGAACTGGAGGCCGCCGCCCGCTCGTGCAGCTAGACCATCCCATGTGCGTTATGCGCCCATGCTGCTCACGCTGACCGATCTCCAGGTTGAGATGCACGCTCGCGCCGGCGTCGAGGCGACGGGCATCCGGCTGACACGCGACGAGTTCGAGGAACTGAAGTACATGCGCGGCCGCCCACGCGATCCGCTGATCCAGGACGAGCGAGGCGGGAGGCCCGCGACCGTCATGGGCCTGCCGGTGACGTGGGTGGAGAGGCCCGTGACGCCAAAGCTGTTGCCGCCACTGAAGCGCGCCCGGACTGATCGGCGCCGGTGATGCGCGCTAAGGCCGCCAGTCCTTCTTCCCCTCAAACGCCGCAATATCCCGAGCCTGAGTGAACGCCACGTCCTGCCGGATGGTGAGTGATCCTTCCTTGGCTCCACAGGCCTTGCAGACCAGGCGCTCGGCGATTTCCTCCAGCGTCGCATCTGGCGCGAAGTCCTCGGCAAGCCTCGCCACATTCCAGCGGGCAGAGTGGCCATTGGCGCAGCAGAGGTGAACCGCCCAGCCGCGCTCAAGGCACTGGCCTATGGTCTTTCGGAGAGCTTCGTTTTCTAGGCGATAGGGCATGGGCCTGACCGTCAGACTCCTGTGATCTTCCTAGGGGGCTTTCGACTGGCACGGAAAGCGAACAGTCTGACGGTTCGCAGCTTTTTCAAAGAGGGTTTACCGCCTCGTCGGCGATGAACCGCAAACCCAGGCGATTGAAAACACTAGCATATTCTCATTGCGATGGCGAGAAAGTCAGACGCCCGTCAGACTTCTGTCGCCGCCTTGTTCACCAGACCGCGCTTGACCTGGGCGTTCCGGGCCACCGTCGTATCCCTTGGCAGATACGTGGTCAGGATGCTGCTGACCGATGTGAGCGCATGGCCCGTCACTGCGGCGATCTCCGGGATCGTACAATCGTGGCGCGCGAGTTGGACGACGCAGGAGTGTCGGAGCCAGCGCAGCTTAAGGTGCCGGCCGCCCTTTGCGGTCACGGCAGACCGAACCCCGGCGAACACCTTCACCAGCCGCTCAGCGGTGTAGGCCTTTCCGGTGCTCTCGTCGCGGAACACAAACAGCTCTCCCTTGGCCATGGGATCGAGCAGGCCCCGCAGTTTCGGCGAAACGGGGATGGTGACTTCCGCGCCGGTCTTGGACTGCGGGAAGCTGAAGACCCCGCCGATGTACTCGGCGCCGGGCCGGAAGCTCCGCAGGTCCGTGACCCGCTGGCCGATCTCCCACTCCAGAAGAACCATGACCGCGATGCTCAGGCGGCCCATTGCCTCGGCTTCGGTCACGTACGCGTCGACATCGGCCTGTTCCCAGATCAGCGCCTTGCTCGGTGGCGCCTTGATGCGGATGGCCTGGCAGGGGTTGTCGGTCCGCCACCCTAGTGCGACGGCATGGCCCATGAGGATCCGCAACGCCTTCAGCGTGTGCTTTTTGGTCGACGCTCTCGCGCCGAACAGAGCCAGGAAGGCCTTGATGTCGGCCACGGTCAGGTGCGTCGGGTCGGGATGGCCGGCGGCCTCCGACCAGGCGTTGATATTTCGGATATAGGCCTCGTAGTGCTTGCGCGAGGCGGGCTTCAGGTCTCGCCACTCGTCGCCCGCCTGCCAGTGGCGGACCAGGGCCTTGATGCTGCGGGTCGGTTCGCGGACCACGCCCCGCCGGTCGAGCTGCAACTTCTCATATAGCGCCGCCGCGTCGCGCTTGATGCGAGCGAGCTCGTCAGCGTCGCTGAGGTTGCCGGTGCGCTGGCCTTGGACGGGGAGCGGGATTGTCGCTGACCAGCCGGACGGTCGCAGTCTCGGTGGGACTTCGAACAGCACGCGGTGCGTCCCGCCCGCGCGCGGGCGAAGCGTGACGAACCTGCCGAGATCGAGCTTGACGGTAGGCATCGGGGTCGACGGACCAGACTGGCGGCGGAGCATCCTTCACCATACCCAGGGCTTTGAGAACATCGTCACGGTCGAAAAGCGAGGAGCGGCCGTGATCGCATGGGGATAATTTCAGCGCGCCAGACTTGATCCGACGCCAGAGCGTGACAGCGCTGATCCGCGCCAAGCCGCAGACCTCGGCCGTGGTGAGGCGCGGCGGCAGGTTCGCGAAGTCCAGGGCCTCGCTCATCACTCCTCCCCCCTGGCGTGTGCTTCTGGGTCGGGTTTGAGGGCATCTTGGGCAAGATTGCCTGCACTCGGCTTCGCCTCGGACTGCGGGCCGTTGTTCTCCGCTGGAAGGTGGCGCTCTGGATTGACGTCCAGCCAGCGCCACAGCTCGCCCGGACGGCCTTCGATCGCCTCGCCGACGCTCCATTGGCCGTCGATGCAGCCGATGTCGTAGGTGGCCGTGCGCGTACACCACGTCAGCAGGTAGCGCTCGCCCCATCCGTCATAGGTGGGCTTCTCGTCGCCGAACCGCCGCCAGGGCGTGTCGCCGAGCGGGCGGCCATCGATTCCCGCCGAGCCCCGCCCCTCACTCTCCCGAAGGCCCGCCTCCGCTCCAGCAACGGACGCCGACCCTTCATGCGCTTGGGCGGCGCGGCGGGCGCGGTCGGCCTTGTCCTTGATGCAGCCCACCTGATCGCAGACGTATTCGCCGCAAAGCTCATCGTATGGACAGGGGCCGTCGCCCATGCCGGATAGTTCGCCGCAATATTCCGCCAGCGCGACGGCATCCCACGCAGTCGGTCCCAACGCCCCCCTAACGGATTGGATGCGGGCCTCGGCGGCTTCGGCGCGTTCGGCCTGTCGGTTCCGTCCGGCCTCCAGAAGGCGGATCGTCTCGTCCCGACACTCCACGGCATCGGGGAAGCCGAGGCGTTCACCGAGCGGGATGGTGTCCCTGACCGGCTGCCCGTTCTCGCCTAAGGTGAAGCAGTGATCGATCTCAAGCCGCGCGTGGCAGCGATCCCGTTCTTGTTCCGCTTTCACCCTCGCGGCTTCGGACTCGCGGAGGGCGTTAACGATGGCGTCGAAGTCGTCAGCCGTGACATGGCCCGGCGCCGCGCCGATCTTGTGCTTACGTCGCCACGCGGCTGACCGTTCAAACCGCCCAATCAGCTCTTCGTAGCGGCTCACGGCTTCGGTCATGGGTGGATCTCCAAGAACCACACACATCCGACCATCACGGCGATCCAGAACAGGAACCACCAACCGTTCCGTTGCCGGTTGTAGAAGTAGCTGTTCCCGATGTTCCGCGTGGCCCATTCGGCGTAGTTGTGGGTTGCGGCAAAGAGGGCGACGACGAACAGAAGAGCGAGGATCGGATTCACGACGGCTTATCCCCTTGGAGGAGAGAGGGTTCAGGAGTGCGCCCGGGGCCGTCCTCTTCTGACGACGGCGGCGACAAGTGTTCGCTGCGCTCCCTTGCAACTGGCTTGTGCGAGTTCTCGCGGATCAGGATGTGATCCCGCCTCCTGATGCACTCGATGAGAAGCTTCGCCGGGAAGTGCCATACGAAGCCGCACGCCCCGCAGACCTGGGTTGCCGACGCAACGTCGTCGTTCGTGAGCGCAGCGTAGGTGTGCGCGCCAAGACGGCACCTCCAAGAGCGCTCGCGCCACGGAAGTTGAGTCCACCTCTCGACGGGGACGGTGATCGTGTAGCCCATCACTCGCCCCCTTCCGACTGACTGTGAGGCGCCGTAGCAGCGCAGTCCGAAGGACAAGCGGCCGCATTCTCGGCAACGGAGGCCCTATATTCTTCTCTTTCCCCCCTCCCTTTAGAAGACTCATAGGCTTGAGAAGCGCGGCTATTCACCTTCCTTCTCCTTTAGGGCTTGGAGGCCGGCGTCCTCGGCTCTCTCCTTTTGCTCCAAGAACCAAGCGGTTACGCTACAGCCGAGGGGCGCGCCGGTTGCGTGAGCGTAGGCGTGCAAGGCGTTCATCACGTCGTTGTAGCCTTCCCAATCCCCGATGCTTTGGCGGTAGGCCGCCATGTAGCGTTCGTTCTTCCCGCTCATGCTTCCTCCTTGGGGGGATTTGAGGAGGGCAGCGGCAAGATCACGACTTGGTTCGTTTTGGCGCACTCCTCACAGATGACGGCCCAATCTCCAACGTGATCAGGAAGAGGATGGCCCCACTGATCTATCCGCCCGTCGTAATTCAAGTTGGCGTCGTAAAAGGCTTTGGCGTTGCAAAGGTCGCAGAGGCGATAGTCGGCGGCAGCCATCACTCACCCTCCGCAGAAGGCTCGGCGTCCGAAGTTGCAGGCGAAGCCGCGCATCCGGGTTGGCTCCGGGCGCTCCCCTCCTGAGGATGGGGAGCGGCGGGGAGGTTGAAAAGCCCGACCGGTAATGGCATCCACCAGCGGCAATTGCTGGGCGCTGTCTCTTGCCGATCCTTCGTGCGGATGAAGCGGCCATCGGGCAGCGACGTGGCTTCAAAAGCCCAGTAGCCGTTGCTCAGGATGACGTCTGATCCATCCCTCGGAGCCGTCTCTATCGGCCTCCACCCGTCTCCCCCTCCTGATTGGGAGAGGAGTTCATCTTGAGCCGAACTTGCCTGCACGGCTTCGCCGGACTGAGGGTCAGAGGAAGTCGGAAGGGTGGCGCGCGCCGTCTCCCACGCCCACCGGACAACGCTCAGTCCGTGCTGATCGAGGGTGGCGGTTGGACCCTTGAGGTTGGTGTCAAGGATCGCAGCGGCGAGTGAGAGGTTCATGCGGCCCTCCGCAGCCGGGCGGCTCGGGACCGGCCTCGGGCTTTCAGTTCGATGACGCGGCGTTCCTCACGCAGCGGGATCGTGGCTGCTAGAAGCGCCTCGATGCTCTCGACGCGTCGGCGTTCGTCGTCCGTCAGGAACTCTCGCCAGTCGGCCGACAGGGCCTCGCTCATTGCGGCCTCCACAGCACGTTGCCGTGCATGTCTTCGATGCGGATGGTTCCGGGGTTCAGAGCCGCGTGCTCGGCAAGCTGTTCGAAACCCTCGTCCTCGTAGGTGTTGACGACGTAGAAGCCACCCTCGCGAAAGAACACGGTCGGCCGCGTCGGCGGGTCAGTACGGCGAACGCTCACGGGCCGCGCCCCTCCGACTGGCATTGAGGGGCCGTAGCAGTCAGGTCCGAAGGACCGACGCCGCTGGGTTGGCTCTGGGCGGAATCCCTTAGTTCCTCGCTATTCGGCATGGACGCCTCCCAGGAGGGAGAGGATGGAGTCGGCTAGATGCAACGCTTCCGGTCGGAACAGTTTTAGCCGGAAGGGCTCGGCAGTTCTCAGCTCCTTGGCAGCGCGTTGGAGAATGTCAGCAAGCCCCTCCCGGTCAGGGAGAAGAGGGGGGCGGCGGTTCCAGGCCCAAACAAGCGCGTGCTTCGTCCGGCGCCAGTCCCTATTGATCAAGCCCATCTGCATCGAGGCCCCGCACGCCTTACAGCCAGCCTCCGCGTAGTCCTTGCCGTTGGGGCGATGGGCGGCACTGCCTCCACAATGCGGACACGGCAGCAGCTCCCCCGTCCCTGCGTCCTCGGGGGTGTGGGGAGAGGAAACTTGGACTGTTCTTTCTGGATTGCCGGCTACCGCCCTTGCGGGTTTCTCGTTCGCGCTCATTGCTGAAGCTCCAGAGTGGTTCCTGCTTCACCGGGCGCCGAAGCGACCTCCACAGGCATAGACGGCGTGCCTCGCCGCAGGATGTTGATGGCCGCGTTCGTATCGGCGTGGGCCTGGTGGCCGCAGGACCGACAGGAGAAGCGAACGCCCTCCCGGCTGTCCGCATCCACCACGCCGCACTCCGAGCACGTCCGGCTCGTGTCCTTCGGATCGACGGTCAGCAGGTAGCCGCCGCGATCCTCTAGCTTGTAGGCCAGCATCTGGGCGAACATGCCCCATCCCTGGTCGAGGATGGCGCGGTTGAGCCCAGCCTTCTGCCTGACGTTCCGGCCGGGGGCCTCAACGGTCCCTGCGGCCGACGCCGTCATGTTCCGCACCTTCAGATCTTCCAACACGACGACGCCGTGGCTCTTGGCGATCGACGTGCTGGTCTTGTGCAGGAAGTCCTTGCGGGCGGCGGAAACCCGCGCGTGTAGCCGGGCGACCCGGAGACGTGCCTTCCTGCGGTTGTTGGAACCCTTTTGCTTCCGGGCAAGGGCGCGCTGCGCCTTGGCTAGCGCCTGAGCAGCCTTCCGGCCCACGTTCGGGCCGACGATTAGTTCGCCGGTCGATAGAGCAGCGAAGACCGTTATGCCACGATCGATCCCGACCGACGAAGGCGCAGCGGTTCCCGCTTCTGAATGGTCGGACAAGCACCAGATGCTGGCGTACCATGCGCCCGCTCGGCGGCTGATCGTGATGGAGCGCTGTTCTCCGACCAATGGCCTGTCCAGGCGCAACGCGATTTCGCCGATCTTTGGGAGTTTGAGCTTCCCGTTTCGGCGACTGGTCCTGCGGATCCGGAATTCATTCCCCTTGAGCCGCAGGCTATCGTTGACGCCGCGCCTTCGCGGGCTGGGATAGCCGCCGCCGCGCCAAAAGGAACGGTAAGCGCCGTCCAGGTCGCGGAGCGCCTGGCCGAGTGAGGTCGCTGGAACGTCGTTGATCCAATCCACCTCGGCGCGGAGGATGGTAACCTCGCGGCTTTGGGTGATGTAGTTGAACGAGCGCCCACGTCGCCCGAACGTCCGGCGCTGCTCAAGCGCCAGATTGTAGACGTAGCGAACCGCGCCGACCCACGCTGAGAGCCGCGCCTCTTGCTCCGGTGTCGGATAGAGCCGATAGAGCCGCGCACGAACGGCCATCTTCCTTCCCCTCTTCTCTGTTCTGGGGTTCATGCGGCCTCCGCGAGCATGTGCCCGATGACCTCAGCCATCGCGGGCGGGTTGCTGTCGCCTAGGGCCTCGATGCGCTCTCGACGCTCGTGAACCCCTTCGGAACGCCAAGCATCCATTCCGAAAGCGGGGATGGTATCCGGGTCCCAATCACCTCGGGCAATTGCTGCCCTCTTGGCTCGCTCAATCGCTTGTGGGAGCGCAGCCCTGGCGACCGCCAGTCGCGACAGGCTGGTGCTGGCAACCACGTAGCGTCGGCGGCGAAGATACGGCGAACCAAGGTCGTGAGCGCCGAACTCAAAGACGGCGACGTGGCGGCCAGTTCGGCAAAGATCGTTAGCGACTTGGGCTTCCCACGCCGAAGCTCCGGGGGGCTGCTCCACGACAAACCATTCTGCGCCGGCAGCGAGCCCGCACCGGAGCATGGCGGGCCAGAGGCTTTCTCCGGTCCGGTATCCGTGAATTGCAGCGGCAACGCTGGTTGCCTGGCAGGGCGGTCCTCCGAAGGCCACGTCCGCGGAGGGAGGACCATCGAACGTAAGTACGTCATCGTGGATCGGCACTCCCGGGAAGTTCTGGGCCAGACGCTCGCGGCGCCATGGATTGCTCTCACAGAGCGCGACGGTCCGATGTCCCGCCCGGTGCATCCCAAGGGCGTGACAGCCGACGCAGGAGAAGAGATCGAGCACGCGAAGCTGGCGCGCCGCAGAAGGCTCTGAGCCGCCAGCGCTTACGATCTGGCTCCGGGATGAACTACTTCTCATCCCCGCCTCGTGTTCTCAAAGCCCCTGGACTTCAGAGGGGTTCGGGAGCCGTGATTCCGGTGGAAGCCGAACCGCGCCTCAGCTTCAGATCGCGCCGCGCTGGCCTGTTCGACGGTGTCGAAGTAGCCGAGATGGTGGAGGCGGCCATCCACGCGGATGCGGGCCACATATTGCTTGCGCCTGCCGTAGGCGTACTCGTTGACGCCGATCCGGCCCGTTGCGCTTTTGCGGGTTAACCTGCGGTTCTTCGCGTTCTCGGCGCTGGAGACATCGCGGAGGTTTCCGATCCGATTGTCGTCGCGCCCCCCGTTGACGTGATCGATCTGTCCCTCAGGCCATTGGCCGTGGACGTACAGCCACGCGAGACGATGCGCCGGATAAAGGTGGCCCAGGACCGCGATGGCGCGATAGCCTCTTGGGCCTACGGTCCCGGCGACTAGGCCTGGATATCGACCATTCCAGTTTCGCCACTGGTTGTCGCGACCGAAGTGCGCCCTGCCACGCGTGCGCCAAGTAAAAACTCCGCTGTCTGGATCGTAGTCCAGCAGGTCGCGTAGCGTGCCCGCGTCTATCATGGCCGATACCCCCACGGGTTCACATGAGCCGCGATCTTCCGGCCGGACTTGGGCTTGTGGAGCCCAAGGTGTTTGGCGCGGATCTTGTCGGCCTTGGCTCCGTCGCTGTTCTCGGCGCCCGTCTTCACGCGATGAGCGGGCCGCCACACGACGTGGATGTTCGTCTCGCGGTGCTCTCCGCCGTCCCGCAGGCGCTTGATGTGGTCGTAGTCGAACTCGCCTGGTCGTAGCTTCTTGCCGGTGATCCCGCACTTGCCGCCGCAGCGGTCGAAGATGCGCAGCTTCACGCGCTTGGGGATCTCCTGGTCGGGATGGTCGGCGACCCATTCCTCGACAGCGCGGCGGTTCTCTATGCGGATGAGGCTCACGCGGCCCGCCGGGAGGGGTTCTTGGCCGCCTCCCGGTCCCTGGCCGCGTCGTCAAAGTGTTCGATCGTCAGGCCTTCGCGGGCGCACCAGGCTAGGATGTACTCGATCAACTGGCTACATTCGCCCACGGTCAGCTTTGACGTCCGCTGCCCGAGCGGGAACATGCCGTCGCCGTCCAACGTGGGGATGAACCGCGCTTCGCGGCCGATGGCATGCAGGAAGATGGCCTTGTAGACCTCCTTGTCAGCCTTCACGCCGTAGTGGACCGGGCGCTGCTTGATGATCTGGTCGATAAGGCCGTGGAGGGCGTCGTTCTGCTCGTCGCTGCGCTTGGAAGGGCGCAGCTCCAGCGTCCAGCCGCCCTTGCGCACGGCGCTTTCCACGCCCGCGTGGGCCTTGCCTGCGTTAGCCGGCGTCAGTCGGATGGTATGGCGCTCCATCACGCAGCCACGTCACTTCCGCGCCGGGGAAGCTCCGAAGCACGGATGACACCCACCGCTCCGCGAAAGCCGGCATCGAGTTCGGCCTCCTGCTCGGCGACGTTGGCCTCGCCGTTCAGTTCCTCGCGGCGCTGTTCGATGCGCTGGCGAATGTCTGGGAGCCAGGCCGCCGGCAGGTGTCCGGTGTTGCGGTCGAAGTTCTTCTCCCAATGGTCCAGCTCGTTCGCCGTGGCGCGGTCGATGAAATTCTTGATCGACTCCCCAAGGCCCTGACGCTTCGCCTCGAACGACGACAGCCGGTTGCTGCCGAGAGGTGGCTCGGGGTCGTAGTTGTCGTCGCCGCTGTCGGCCTTGGGCTCGTCGCTGTCGGCGTGAAGGTCGCCCTTGTGCCAGAGGTCCAGCGCGGCGCCGAAGCGCATGGCGGCATTGCGGAGCGCGTCGCCGATCGTCTCCTTCACGGCGTCGCCGCCCTGCTTGCCGTCCGGATGGCCGAAGCCGTAGCGGGACACGCCGCAGACGGTGAGCTTGATCCACATGCCACCGGGCGCCACCGGAAGGCCGTTCCCGACCGGGTCCGCGACGGGCTCCCAAGTCCAGTGCGGGTCCACGTCCAGCAGGCGATCCGTCAAGGCCGCGTGACCGACGTAATCCAGATGGACGGCGGGCAGGCCGTGATAGCCGCCGCACTCGGCGCACTTCCCTTTCGGCGAGTCCTTCTTGTAGGGCTTCGGAAGCTTGCTGATCTGATGGGCAGGGAAGGGCTCGCGCAGCTTGGCGAGCGGTTCAGTGTTGCTGGTTGTGGGCATAGATCATGTCCTCAAGGCACATGGGGCAGACGATCATGTCGGCCGCGTCGTTGAAGTCGCTGGCGCTGCAGTCGCGTCCGCAGAGGTCGCAGGCCGCAGATGGCGTGGTCTCGCCAGCAGCGCGGGCTACGGGACCCGCGTCGTCGCACGGCTGGCTCTGGGCGGTCATCAAGCCGACCTCACAAGCTGCAACCTGGGCCGATAGACAGGCTTTCGGGTGATGGTGGTTTCCACGACATGCAGGCCCTCGTGCTCGGCGTAGCGCTCACGAACCCAGGCCTTGGCCATGTCGAGATCCTGGAAGGTGCAGAGGGTCACGCCACGAGCGTTGACCGCCTCGTAGTCCACGCGGGTCATCGGATCGTCCCCGTGAAGATTGCTACGGCCAGGACAAAGAGGATCGTCCAGCCGAGCGAGTGGAGTTGCTGAAGGATGACGGGGAGGCGGCTCATGCGGGCTCATCCTCGTTCAAAGACCGCTCCAGCATCTGCCGAAGGGTGGGTTCCGGGAGACGCCCGCCGAGCGCGTGAAGCTCTTTCAGCAGCGCTGCGATACGGGCGCAGTTGGAGAGCGTGCCTTCATGGTAGAGCTTGCCTCTGATCCAGATGCGGCAGCCGTCGAGGCCGGGCGTCACGTCGATCAGCGGAACCGTGTCGAAGGTGATGATGTTGGAGGCGTCGTCAGCCATGACGCAGCCCCACGTTCAGGAACCGGAAGGCCTTCGCGACCGACTTCAGGAGCAGCCAGGAGACGAGGCCGAAGACGCAGGAGCCCGCGAGGATCACCGCCAATGCAGCCCAAGGCCCGTTCGCGTTCAGCCACGCGACGTAGGCGGCGAGGAGCGCGTCACGGTGAGCGTTCAGGCTTTCCGCGCGACTGAAGGCGAAGGCTTCCATCGCCACCCAGGCGAGGAGGGGGAGGAGGGCGCGTCTCATGACCGGCCCTCGGCTTTGGCGATGGCGGCGTCAGACAGGCGCTCAGCGTCGCTGATCTTGATGTACCAAGAGGTCGGGCCGAGCTGGACGCCCCGAGTGAGGTTGTGC